TGGAGGTGGGAGTTTGCGGAAGCTGAAAAAATACAGGCCGACAAAATTCAGGGCAAAGGACAGCCGCTATGATAAAGGTGCCGCTGACTTTGCCGTGATGTTCATAGAAAGCCTCTGCCATACCAAAGGCACATGGGCGGGAAAGCCCTTTGAACTGATCGACTGGCAGGAGCAGATAATCAGGGATTTATTCGGTACGCTGAAGCCAAACGGCTACCGGCAGTTTAATACGGCGTATGTGGAAATACCGAAGAAAATGGGAAAATCGGAGCTTGCTGCGGCAGTCGCCCTCCTGCTCTGCTGCGGGGATGGCGAGGAACGTGCCGAGGTTTACGGCTGTGCCGCCGACCGTCAGCAGGCAACCATTGTTTTTGATGTGGCGGCGGATATGGTGCGGATGTGCCCTGCATTAAATAAGCGTGTCAAAATCCTCGCTTCACAGAAAAGGATTGTGTATCTGCCGACAAATAGTTTCTATCAGGTTCTGTCAGCTGAGGCATATTCCAAGCATGGATTTAATATCCACGGGGTTGTGTTTGATGAGCTGCATACCCAGCCGAACCGTAAGCTGTTTGATGTCATGACTAAAGGTTCAGGCGATGCCAGGATGCAGCCGTTATATTTTCTCATTACAACAGCCGGAACAGATACCAACAGCATCTGCTATGAAACACACCAGAAGGCAAAGGACATTTTAGAGGGCAGGAAGATTGACCCGACATTTTATCCCGTAATTTATGGTGCGGATGAGGGTGACGACTGGACTGACCCAAAAGTGTGGAAAAAAGCCAATCCATCCCTGGGCATTACGGTCGGCATTGATAAAGTCAAAGCCGCCTGTGAATCGGCAAAGCAGAATCCCGGCGAGGAAAATTCATTCAGGCAGCTCCGCTTGAATCAGTGGGTGAAACAGGCTGTCCGCTGGATGCCGATGGACAAATGGGACGGCTGTGCATTTCCCGTCCGGGAGGATGACCTGGAAGGGCGTGTGTGTTACGGCGGCCTTGACTTATCCTCCACCACCGACATCACGGCTTTTGTCCTGGTGTTCCCGCCATTGGACGAAGATGATAAATATATGATCCTGCCGTATTTCTGGATACCCGAAGATACGCTTGAGCTGCGGGTGCGCCGTGACCATGTGCCTTATGACATATGGGAACGGCAGGGATTTTTGCAGACCACGGAAGGAAATGTGGTACATTACGGCTATATCGAAAAATTCATTGAACGGCTCGGAGAGCGTTTCAATATCCGTGAGATCGCTTTTGACCGCTGGGGCGCTGTGCAGATGGTTCAAAACCTTGAGGGCATGGGATTTACTGTTGTTCCATTCGGACAGGGATTTAAGGATATGAGCCCGCCCACAAAGGAGCTTATGAAGCTGGTGCTTGAACAGAAGATCGCACACGGCGGACACCCTGTCCTGCGGTGGATGATGGACAATATCTTCATCAGAACCGACCCTGCAGGGAACATCAAGGCGGATAAGGAAAAATCCACAGAAAAGATTGATGGGGCTGTTGCCACTATCATGGGGCTTGACCGTGCGATACGGTGTGGAAATGTCGTGACAGAGAGCGTGTATGACCACAGGGGGATTTTATTTTTGTAAAGGATGGTGAGGAGATATGGGATTTTTAAGCGGGATATTTCGTTCAAGGGACGCACCCAGGAACAGCACATCAGGCAGCGCCTACCGCTTTTTCATGGGGAATTCAACATCGGGCAAGCGTGTCAATGAACGCTCTGCCATGCAGATGACAGCGGTGTATTCGTGCGTAAGGATATTGTCCGAGGCGGTGGCAGGACTGCCGCTGCACCTCTACCAGTATACCGACAAAAGCAGCAAGGAAAAAGCGGTTGAAAATCCGCTGTATTTTTTACTGCATGATGAGCCTAACACGGAGATGACTTCCTTTGTGTTCCGGGAAACGCTTATGACCCACCTGCTGCTGTGGGGAAATGCCTATTCGCAGATTATCCGGAACGGCAAGGGCGAGGTTGTGGGGCTGTACCCGCTGATGCCCGACAGGATGACGGTAAACCGTGATGAAAAAGGGCGGCTGTATTATGAATATATGGTCAGCAGTGACGATGCAAAAACGCTGAAAGACGGCACGGTAAGGCTTTCACCTTATGATGTGCTGCATATCCCCGGACTTGGCTTTGACGGGCTGGTCGGCTATTCCCCTATCGCTATGGCGAAAAACGCCATCGGTCTTGCCATCGCCGCCGAGGAATACGGCAGTAAGTTTTATGCAAATGGAGCCACTCCAAGCGGCATACTGGAATATCCGGGAACGGTGAAAGAGCCTGACAAGGTGCGTGAAAGCTGGAACGCAGGGTTCGGTGGCAGTTCCAATGCCCACAAAATTGCGGTGCTCGAAGAGGGCATGAAATATACGCCCATTTCTATTTCACCAAACGAAGCACAGTTTTTGGAAACAAGAAAATTTCAGATCAATGAAATCGCCCGGATTTTCAGGGTGCCGCCGCATATGGTCGGCGACCTTGAGAAGTCGAGCTTTTCTAATATTGAGCAGCAGTCGCTTGAATTTGTGAAATATACCCTTGAGCCGTGGCTCGTCCGATGGGAACAGGCCATGCAGAGGTCGCTGATCCCGCAGGATGATAAATCAAGGTATTTTATCAAATTCAATGTTGACGGACTGCTCCGGGGGGATTATCAGAGCCGTATGCAGGGCTACGCCACGGCAAGACAGAATGGCTGGATGTCGGCGAATGACATCCGTGAGCTTGAAAACCTCGACCGCATCCCTGCGGAGGATGGCGGGGATTTATACCTTATCAACGGAAATATGATGCCGCTCTCCATGTCAGGGGCGGCCTATGGGAAGGAGGAAAACCAAAATGAAGAAGTTCTGGAACTGGAAGAACCGGATGGTTCAGGACAGCGGAACAGAAGGGGAAACCACAGAGAGGGTGCTTGAACTGAACGGCACGATTGCCGAGGAGAGCTGGTTTGACGATGACGTCACGCCGCAGCTTTTCAAAGAGGAACTGAATGCAGGAAACGGTAACATTACCGTCTGGATCAACTCCCCAGGCGGCGACTGCGTGGCAGCGGCACAGATTTACAATATGCTTACCAATTACAGTGGAAAAGTAACTGTGAAGATTGACGGCATAGCGGCGAGCGCCGCCTCTGTTATCGCAATGGCGGGAGATGCCGTGCTTGTGTCCCCCGTTTCCATGATGATGATCCACAACCCTGCCACCATTGCCTGGGGCGATTCAGCAGAGATGCAGAAAGCCGTTGCAATGCTTGACGAGGTCAAGGAAAGCATCATCAATGCCTATGAGATAAAAACGGGGCTTGACCGCAAAAAGCTGTCAAAGCTGATGGACGCTGAAACCTGGATGGACGCAAACTCGGCTGTTGAGTATGGCTTTGCAGATGGGATCATGCAGAGGAATACAGCAGAGGATATGGCGGTTCCGACAGTAAGTATGATGTATTCCCCTGCACAGGTTACAAATTCGCTGAAAGAAAAAATAGCGAAAAAGTGCAAGATTGAAAAGCCAAAAACCAGAGCCGAGGATTTATTTTCCCGGCTTGATTTAATTAAGAACTGGAATTAAAGGAGGATTTTTTATGACGATTCAGGAATTAAGGGAAGCAAGGAATAAGGCATGGCAGGGTGCAAAGGCTTTTGTCGAGAGCAAGCGTGACAAGGACGGCCTGCTCTCAAAGGAAGATGCCGAAGCCTATGCAAAAATGGAGCAGAAAATTAAGGACTACAGTGCAGAGATTGAGCGTATGGAACAGATGGAGGCTCTGGAAAACGAGCTGAACAAGCCCGTCAACACGCCTATCCTGACAAACCCACAGCAGCCCGGCGGCGGTGAAAAGGCTAAGACAGGCAGGGCTTCCGATGAATACCGTGAGGGTATGCTGGCAGCGCTCCGCAGCAATTTCAAGCAGGTGTCCAATGTCCTGCAGGAAGGCGTGGATGCGGACGGCGGTTACCTTGTACCGGAGGAATACGACAGCCGCCTGATCGATGTGCTTGAGGAAGAAAACATCATGCGTAAGCTGGGTACGAAAATCACTACAAGTGGTGACCACAAAATCAATATCGCCGCTACCAAGCCTGCGGCTGCATGGATCGAGGAAGGCGGCGCTCTGACTTTCGGTGACGCAACTTTTGACCAGATTCTGCTTGACGCACACAAGCTCCATGTGGCGATCAAGGTCACCGAGGAACTGCTCTATGATAACGCTTTCGGTCTGGAAAGCTATATCATCGCACAGTTCGGAAAGGCGCTCTCCAATGCCGAGGAGGACGCATTCCTCAACGGCACAGGCACAGGCCAGCCTTTGGGGCTGTTTGCGGCAAAAGGCGGCGGGACGGTTGCAGATACGGTTGAAGCCCTGACGGCAGATAATGTTATCAATCTTGTTTATGCCCTCAAGCGTCCTTACAGAAAAAATGCAAGGTTTATCATGAATGATAAGACGGTGGCACAGATCCGCACATTCAAGGACAACAACGGCGCATATATGTGGCAGCCTGCACTCACCCAGGGAGAGCCGGATAGACTGCTCGGCTATGAGGTTTACACTTCCCCTTATGCCCCGGCAGATGCCATTGCTTTCGGTGATTATAAATATTACAACATTGGAGACAGAGGGACACGTTCTTTCAAACAGCTTACAGAACTTTTTGCAGGAAACGGCATGATCGGCTTTGTGGCAAAAGAGCGTGTGGACGGCAAGCTGGTGCTTGCGGAAGCGGTGCAGATTTTAAAGGTCAAGGCTGCAGCAAAAGCGGCGAAGGCATAATTTTTTTCAAATAACACTGTGAGGTGGTGGGATATATGGTTGTGTCTCTGGAAGAAATGAAACAGTACCTGCGTGTGGATTTTGGGGATGATGACGGTTTCATTACAAACGCCCTGCACTCTGCAGAAAGCCTGTGTGCGGATATCGCAAGGCTTTCTGCAGAGGAATTTTCCGAAACACAGACTGCAAAGATTGCCGTGATGTATGCGGTGGCATATCTTTATGAGCACCGGGAGGACGCAGACCACCATGCCCTTACCCTTTCCCTGCGTTCCCTGCTTGAGGGAGTCAGGAGGAGTAAGTTCTGATGGACATTGCGCTTTTAAATGTGAGGATAACGGTACAGAAAAATACGGTGACGGTGGATAAGATAGGAAACCACAAAAACGAGTGGACGGATTATTATTCCTGCTATGCCACCGCCAGCGGTGAATCGCCAAGTGAAAATACGGACGCAGGGACGGTTGTGGACAATTCAAAGATTGATTTTACCGTCCGTTACTGCAAGTCTGTATCTGCTGTTGATTCCACAGGCTACCGTGTGATTTATAACGGAGAGATTTATAACATCCTCGGCATTGACCATAAGAATTTCAAAAAGAGAGCGGTCAAGCTGAAATGCCAGAAAGTGAGGCGGTGATATGGGCAGGAGAATTTCTATAGACGCACTGGCGGATACCGTGATGGAGTGCCTGAACGATTATGCGGAGGTCTCCGCAGAGGGCATGAAGAAAGCCGTCCGCAAGGCGGGAAACACCGTAAAAAAGGAGATCGGGGCAAATGCCCCGAAAGATACGGGCGCTTATGCAAAAAGCTGGGCGGTGAAGAATACGAAGGAAAATTCCCACTCGCTGGAAGTTACCGTATATTCCAAAAACCGCTATCAGCTTGCCCACCTTCTGGAACACGGCCACGCCAAGCGGAACGGCGGCAGGTTTGCTGGAAAAAGCCATATCGCCCCTGCGGAGGAAACAGGCATCCGGCAGCTTGAGGCGGAGATTGAGAGGTGCTTAAGGAATGGATGAGATCATTCAGATGCTTGAAGAGATACACCTGCCTTTCGCTTATGACCATTTTGCGGAGGGCGAAGCGGCGGAGCCGCCGTTCATCTGCTATCTGCTTCCGGGCAGCGACAATTTTTCTGCGGATGGCAGGGTGTATTTTAAGGCAAGCGAAGTAAATATCGAACTGTACACCGATTATAAGGACTTATCGGCTGAACAGAAAGTGGAGGCTGTGCTTGATGGGCATGGCATTTTTTATGAGAAATCCGAAGTGTGGATTGAATCTGAAAAGCTGTATGAAGTCCTGTATTCATTTGAAACGGAGGTTTGATCTATGGGAAACAAAGTCAAATACAACCTGAAAAACGTCCACGCTGCCAAGATGACGGAAACAGTCACGGACGGCGTGGCGTCTTTTACCTACGCAAAACCGAAAGCCATCCCCGGAGCGGTGAGTATCAGCCTTGATGCAGAGGGCGAGTCCTCCCCGTTCTATGCTGACGGCATCGTATATTTCCGTTCCGTCACCAACAACGGGTACAGCGGCGATTTGGAAATTGCCCTTATCCCCGAATGGTTCCGAACAGAGATTTTGCAGGAAACGCTGGATGACAAAGGTGTGCTTGTGGAAAACAGCGGCGTGGGTGAAAGCGTAAAGTTTGCCCTGCTCTTTGAGTTTGACGGGGATATCAATGCGATCCGCCATGTGCTGTATAACTGCTCGGCATCCCGTCCGTCTATCGAATCAGAGACAAAAGAGGATACCATTGAGCCAGGCACGGAAACATTGTCCATTACGGCTGACCCACGCAGTGACGGGCTTGTCAAAGCAAGGACGGGAGATACCACGGATAAGGCGGCTTATGACGACTGGTATAAAAATGTGTATGTAAGCCCTGTGCCTGCATCAGAGGAGGGAGTATAAATGCTGAAAAAAGAAATAGAGATCTGTGGTAAGAAAGTGCCGTTCCGTTCCTCGGCTACCATTCCGAGATTATACCGTGCGAAATTCAAGCGTGACATCTTCAAGGATTTATCCAAGCTGGAAAAGTCCTATAAAGGCAAGACCGAGGACGGGGATGAGTTCCAGATCGAGGATCTGGAGATATTCGAAAACGTGGCTTACATTATGGCCTACCACGCCGATAACAATATCCCGCCGACCATTGAGGACTGGCTCGACCAGTTCGATATGTTCTCCATTTATGAGATACTGCCTGAAATCCTCAAGCTGTGGGGCGAGAACATGGTGGCGGAGGTGGAAGCTAAAAAAAACTTCGCCCAAGTGAGCGGGAAATGACAACGCCGCTGTTCCTTCTGCGGTGCGTGGAGATCGGCATCTCCATAGCCGACCTTGACCTGCTGACCATCGGGCTTGTTCTCGATATCTGGACGGAAAAAGCCAATGATGATGTGAAGTACAAAAAGAAGGCCACGCAGGAGGACTTCGATAAATTTTAGATATTGTTCACCACTTTTTCGCTTCGGTATGGTATACTTAAATATATGGACAGGGAGTTGTGGAGGTATCATAAAATGAAAAAATATATAGCAGACCGAGTACACGAATTGTACTGGAACGATGATATTAATTGTGCGAGGACAGCACTTATTTGTTTGGGTGAATTATTTGAAACGTCTGTTGAACCTCAGACAGTCTGGGCTGCGGTTGGATTACATGGTGCTGGCGGATACAGGGCGCAGTGTGGCTTAGTCGAAGGCACACTTATGTTTATAGGGATATATCTTCATGTGTTGGGAAAAACAGAAGATGAGATTGTATCTGCCTGTTATAATTTTGCGTCTGCTTTTGATAAAGCATTTGGTTCATTAAGATGCTTTGAATTACGCCCTACAGGTTTTGTTGCTGACCATTTATTCTGACTTCTAATAAATCTGATTGATTGTCACAGAATTAACCGATATAATGACATCAGCATTATAGAAAGAGAAAGTTCCAGAGCACCTACTTTTTGCAGAGAAAGATGTTCTGGAACTTTGTTAAGACCATGGTTATTATATCAAAATATAAAGTAAAATACAATCAAGAAGAAGATTTTTTTCAGTGGCCAGTAAAGAAGACAGCATCTGTCCATATTGCGGAAGCCCGCTTAAATACAGGGACCACAGGCTGCGTGTGCATAAAACAGCAGGCGGTGGAAAGGAATGGTACCGGATCAGGCGGCTGAAATGCACAAATGATAAATGCAGGAAGCTCCATAATGAGCTGCCGGACTGCATGTTCCCTTATAAACATTATGATGCAGGGCTGATAGAAGATGTGGTGGAGGGTGTGGTCAGCGAAGAAGATCCTGAAACAGAAGACTACCCCTGTGCAGGGACCATGAAGCATTGGAAATGGTGGGCAGAAATGAATGAAAAAAACATGGAAGGCCAGATAAGGCTGGGG